TGGAAATGGCTAAAGGAAGTAAGCATTCGTGGAAAGACGAATGGCTTACGATACTATTCAGCATCCCTCTCATTCTTGCGTTTATTCCGGGTATGGAAGAAGTAGTGGCAAATGGATTTGCACAACTCCAGTCAATGCCTTCATGGTACCAGTATAGCCTTGGTGTTATTGTTGCTGCCAGCTTTGGTGTTCGCAGTGCTACTAGGTTATTTGGAAAAGGGTAGTCCTATCAGTGATGTGGAGTATGCACGAGAGAACTACAGAAGAACAAGCGAGGAATAACCTTGGCAGAAGTAACGATGGAAAGACTACTCAAATGGAAAATACTTCCCCGCTTGATGATGCTTATGATGTCAATATCGGCTTGGCGGGTAGTGGAGTGGTTTATGACGCTACCTTCCCCAACTCCAGAACAAGCGGCTCTAGTGAGTGTAGTCACGGGGGCAATGACAGGTGCATTTGCGGTATGGATGGGACATGAGAAATGAAATATAACGCTGAAGACTTTGTAAATAAACTTATTGCACACGAAGGTCTGCGCCTTCAAGTATATCAAGACACTCTTGGTATTGACACTGTTGGTATAGGACGCAACCTAGAGGACCGTGGTATCACAAAAGAAGAACTAGAATGGATGGACATTCCTAACATAGATGCTGTATATGAGTACGGTATCACGGAAGCTGATGCTATGTACCTCGCAAAGAATGACGTACAGATTGTCGAAAAGGAACTGGTTCGTGCGCGCCCTTGCGTAGAGGAGTTAGACGCTGTACGTCAGCTTGTACTGATGGATATGGCATTTAATCTAGGAGTGCCACGTCTTTGTAAGTTTAAAAAAATGTGGGCCGCTGTATACGAAAATAAATTTGACGTAGCAGCAAAAGAAATGCTTGACAGCAGGTGGGCAAATCAGGTAAAATCAAGGGCAACGAAATTAGCACATGCTATGCATCATGGGGAGTTTTAATGGCTAGACAATTAACAGAAAAACAACAAAAGTTTCTTGCCGTGCTTTTTGATGAAGCTGGTGGCGATATGGTTATAGCAAAAAAGATGGCAGGATATGCTGACACTTCTGGTACTGCAGAAATTGTTAAGGGTCTTAAAGAAGAGATACTTGAAGCGACTCAAATGTACATGGCACGTAATGCGCCAAAGGCGGCAATGGCGATGACAGGTGCGCTGTTTGATCCAACTGAACTTGGCATTCGTGACAAGATGGTTGCTGCTAAAGAACTGCTAGATCGTGTTGGTCTAGTGAAAACAGAGAAGATGCAGGTAGAAGCATCAGGTGGTGTCATGCTTATGCCGCCTAAAGCTATTGTTGAGGAGGATGACTGATGGGTAAACTAAAAGCAGGTATGAAGCTAGCAGACTTTTTGGCGCAAGCTACTGGTAGACAAATTAATACTCTTATGTCTAAGCTAGGAATGGATAAAGATATTCTTAAAGGCATGTCAGACAATCAGGTAAAAGGAGCAATCCTAGATGAATCGCAACAGTACATGCGAAATAAACGCAGAAATACTAATCGCCGTGTTGGTACTGCCGCTGCTGCTGGTGCTGCCACCTATGGCATCGTTGACTTTGTTCACGACATGCTTGGTATTTCTTCTGTGTCTAAGGATGCCGATAGAGTGCCTTCAGGATCAGCAGTTGCTGATACAAAAACTAAAAGATCATCTGGCGAAGGAAGCAGTGGTAAACCAAAGAAAAAAGTAACTACACCTACACCCCCACCAGAAGGACGTAAAACAAAAAGAAACGAAACAACAACCCGTCCTACACCGAAACCAAAACGTAACAATACAAAAAAAGATGAGTCTAATGTAAACTTTAAGTTTGAGACTATAAATAAAAATAAAGGTGGTTCCGTTACCAAGTCAAATAAAGGCCCACAAGATTTTCGTAAAGGTGGCATGGTTCTCTCAAGCGTAGACAACCGCAAAAATAAAGGATGATAACTAATGGCAAAAATTTCATCAGATGATAAACGCTTTGGACATACAGACTATAGGCAAAAAGGTATGTTTCAAAATGCTATTGAAAATCAACGTAAAGATATGCCAAGAAGAATTGAAGAATATAAAAATACTCCGGGTTTTCCGGCAGAAGGTACTTCCAAAGCTAGAAAACTACGCCGACAAGGTAAGTTTGTAGTGGCAATATAAGTTATGACTAGAAGCGTAGGTAAGTGGAAGCTACCACAGCCAACAGACATCAAAGAAGAAAACGTATGGGTGCAGATACCTCGCATTGCAAGGACTGTACCTTTTGGCTATAAACTAAATGAGCAAGACCCCGACATTCTTGACCCAATACCAACAGAGTTAGATTTACTAGAAAAGGCACGTAGCCACGTAAATCAATATAGTTATCGTGAAGTAGCTAACTGGCTTAGTACAAATACAGGTAGATATATTTCTCACGTAGGTTTAAGGAAACGGTTACTGAATGAGCGACAGCGTAAGAACAAAGCTAAAAGCCTCCTCAAGTGGGCAGAGTATGCGGAAACGGCAATCGCCAAAGCGAAGGCCATCGAAGAAGAAAGAACCGGCGCAAAAGCCCACAGTTGAAATACAAGAAGTTTCATATGAAACTAGCAGTATTGAGGAACATGCTAATGTGCTGTTTAAGCCAAACCCCGGCCCACAGACAGCGTTTCTTGCCGCATCTGAACGTGAAGTTCTATATGGCGG